CACCATAAAGATCAATCAGTTCCTGTGCTGCACTATCTACAACGTACTGATAGTGCCAACGTGTACCACCTTTAAGATACCTACGCTTGTAAGCAACAGCGAAAATAGGCTCAACGCCAGTAGATGTACCAGCAAGGATACCTATGCTTCCTGTAGGTGCAATAGCTCTGTTAGCTACTGGTCTACTAATACTCAGTGTATCAGCAGTCTCCTTGGATACCTTGTTACTTTCTCCTTCGTAAACTCCTAGCCACTTATGAAGTTCTTCTGTTACCTCATACTTAGCACCCTTCTTAATTAGCCATTCATGCATACCCATCAAGCCAAGACCAAGACGCCTATTCTTTTCTCTGACAGAGTAGACTTTCTCATAAGGTAGCTTTGCTTTTAAAGTACCACAGATAAGAAACTTTGTAGCCAAGCTGACGATATCTTTAAACTCACTAAGATCGTCAATCCTACCCAAGTTAATGCTGCCAAGATTGCATACATCCGAATCTGTATCGCTGCAGACTTCGGTACAAGCGTTGCGTAGTGTTTCGTTTTCCTTGTCAAAGAAGTTGAAGCTGAACCCCGGTTCTGCGGTCGATAAAGCTTGCCGTACATTAGTCCTAAAGACATCTCCTACATCTCCTGTATTCCAGTAGTTAAGTAACCATTCAGTATCGTAGTTAACACTTACATTGGTCATGTCAAGAGGTGCAGGAAAATTAAAGTCCTGTTCTTTTATTTGACCCAGACTGTACTCTGTGTTGCCTACCTTCATATCATACCAGTTCTTACTGGACAGAAATGTAGGTATGTCTGGATGTTTCCAGTTTAAGCTGGCATAGATAGCTGACCTTCGGCTACCCCCTTGCATAACCCTTCGGCCAATTTCGTTCAACATCTGCATCTTAGGGATAGGACCAGAAGCAAGACCACCAGTACCAGAAAGAACTCTTCCCTCTTCTCTGTACACAGAATAGTCTGCACCAATACCACCGCCTGTCATCAGGCATGACTCTGCTTTCCAAGAAAGGTTAGCCCAATCTTCTCTGGTATCTTCCTCTGCTTTTAATAAGTAGCAATTATTAAAGAACTTGTTGGGTCTACCTGCATAATATAGATAGCGACCACCGGGAATAAATTTAAGATCAGTAATATATTCTTTGAGTTGATCCTGTTCGTCATTGGTTAGTTGTACACCACATACATCATCTACTAAAGTTGATGCGAGGCTTGCCCATGTTTCACAACCTTGGTGAGCATACTTGTGTTTGAAAATATCTTCTGAAAATTTAGACCTGAACATGGGGTTTTCGTTAGATCGGAATGTAGGCATTTAATCTAGTCTCCTTCTATTATATGATCGTGAGCGTATAGCATAAGCAGTGTGTAATGTAGCATCTTTAGTATGTCTTGTCTATTCCTTCCTCCTTTCTTTCCGTACCTCTTCCAATATTTTAGAATGTTACCCATCAGAAATCCTTCTGCATAACCGTTATCAAATATTATTTCTGATGCCTGATGCTTTCCTTTTGCATAGTGTTGTGCGTAAGTCTCTTGAATGTATTGATGCATCTCATCAAGATAAGATTCCTCATCAAACTTATAGGTAGGTGTAGTCATCTTCGTTCCTTTACTTAAAAGATATGACAGTATTGATCCTCTTCCTTACATAATCTATTTCTTTAGACTGAATAACTTTATAAGCGAAAGTCTTAGCGTAGTCAATATCTATTCCAGCCAAATCACAAACAGTTCCAAAGTCTTCTGCAGTAACACCAACAGAAGCAGCGAACCATGCCTTGGCACTGTCTCTTGCTGTCCTAGATTCAGAAGACTCTCGTTGTTCCTCTGGCTTGGTAGCATCTAATAGTGCTTGGAGAATTACAGTAAGGAAAAGAACTTGTTCTGGTGCAGACTTTCTTGTTTCAATTAACTGTTCCATCTCAATAATAAATTCATTACTATTCTCTTTGATATTCACCATACAACCATTCTTCTGGAATACCATCCTTCAAATCACAAAACAAAAAATCATTCTTGGTACACCAATCAGCGTAAGAAGTCTTCGATCCTTTGTATATTTTATTTCTGGAGTTAGTAAAGACAAACCTAACATCTGCATTAGGATTACTCTCTCTTAGAAAGAGGTGCTTCTTCCTGTCTTCTCTGGTAAACCTTCCTTTAACTTCCAGAATAATACCCGTGTCATCAAGAACAAAATCAGGTAGATACTTCTTGTGTTCAATCCACATATAAGGAATATAGTGTGGTTCAAAGTCAAAGCCTACATCCTTACTGTCTAAGTATTCTGCTGCAGTCTTCTCTGCACCTGATCTAAACCTATAGTTCTGGGACATTAGGTGTCCTGTTTACTTCAGTTAAATACTTTACATTGTTTGCATATTGAAATGCTCTCAACCCTGTACCATTGTTCGCATCATGCCAGCAATCGAACTTATAAGAACAGTAGACGCAACCAGTATCCAGCTTACGGTTGCCAGAAGCACCATCAGGAACATCGTCGTAGCAACGATCAGGAGGCTTGCCATTATTAATAGCTTGTCGAAGATCATCAATACGAGATTCTGCATTGATCATATCCATGTGGTGTACCGGACAATATGTTATCTCTCCTGTTGATTTATCTATGACTACAAACCCAGCTTCCTTAACGTCATTAGCTTGAGCATAAGCAGATAGCTGAGAGATGTAACCAAAGGGATCGTCTTGAAAAATCTTTCCACTTTGAAACTTCTTAAAAGAAAAGCTAGATGCACTCTTGAAATCTACCAAGACATCATCTACTCTACCATCCTGATGACCTACTACATTATTAACAACCAACTCCTTCTGTCTGTCTGTTACAGAATGCCCTGCAGTTTTGGAAAGAAAGACAAGAAGACATTCTAAGATGTCTCCGTAAAGGAACTTTATGTAGTCTGAACCAGACAGATCATCCTCTTTGTTTTGTGGATTATTATATTTATCATTAAGAGAATACCATATCTTTCTATCTGGTTGCCCTATCATGGACAGTCTTAGGTTCCTTCTTGGCTTCCTTTCCTCACTAATAGCAGAGACAACACAATCAGTTATATCTGCCGCTAGTTCCTTTAAATCTTCCGCAGATATCTTAGCCTTCCTATCAGTAAAGATACTATAGATATCCTCAACTAAAGTATCTATTGTTTTCTCTGGTTGTGCTGCCTTTGCCATAGCTGTACCTATGCAGCTAATGCAGTAGGCATAGGTTCACTTGTAAGACGGTAACGAGTATAAGGTTTACCTTCTGGTGTCTTAGCAGACACGGCTTCAATCGTATAACCTTTCTTGCGTAGCTTAGAGATTGCAGCAGTCAAGTTCTCTGCCCATCCATTCTCAATTGCAGTCTTCCTTGTGACACGCATACGCTTACGCAATGCACTCAGTAATCTACTCTGTCCGTTCTTCATTACTATCTATCCTTTCTTTAAGTTGCAGTATCCTTAGAGCCGACAGTCCCTCTCCACTCCTGTCAGACAGTTCTGTTGCCCCATATCTTATCGGCAACCCCGTGTACACCTCTCTACCTAAAAGGGTACTGCTTCTTCTTGCTGTTGGGAAGAAGACGAAGACTTGACTACATAGCCATCGTCAATGGATTCAAAGTCGTTGCTGTTCCCATAAGGGACAAGATCAACAACCTGTACAGCCATGAGGTCTGCACCTACACCAGACTTACCCGCGTAAGTCCAATCATAAGTAGCAAACTTTACGTTAACCTGACTGCCATTGCCAATAAGCTGATCATTCCAGCTATTATTGGCAGAGTCCTTAACGGTAGGAGCAGGACGCTCGTCACCGTTCTTCTTGTAGAGCTTACGCTTGATGGTAACAAAGTCATTGCGACCGTCACCCTTGTTCTTAATAGACAATCCAAGATTCTCTATTGTACTCCTAGTGTCATCATCTAACTCAAGATCAATTGAGTACACTGGTTCGTAAGTAGTATTAGGAGCGAGTACGCTTGCCCAATGTGCTTTACCAGAAACGATGTGGACGTTATTAGACATATGTTAGTAACCTTTCTTTTCGTAGGCTGCACCATGCAACCTTTCTCTAGTTTGCGAATTATGCACTATTCTGTACGCTAAGTCAAGGACTCTTTAGAATATTTTTTATTTTTCTTTTGATTGGTTTATAACATCTTGAAACATAAGATCATCTATGCTTTTAAGAGAGGATATCTTTAGGTTGTAACAGTCACTCTTCACTATGTAACCATTAGATTTATCTATAGTACCCTTCTCCATAAAGATACTGTCCTCAAGGTATTGATTCTTATCATAATAACCCAGTATCCAACCAACAGAAAAATCATTTTTAATTCTACAGAATATGTAGTAGTCACACTGTTGCTTAGTGTTCCAGTTAGATATAGAACAATCATATTCTAGCTTTGGTTTGACTGATGTTCTTTTGGTTTTAACATCAACAGTCTTGCCATCAGAAAGAACTATGTCATAGTTATAAGTAGATTCAATAGGACGATTGAGATATTTAGATACTATCAGTTCGCCCATAGCACCATAAATATTTCCTGCACCCCTAGTGAAAGAACCTTTGAGTACTCCCATACCCTTAGACATTCTTGCAGCTTTAGCAGCTATGTCTTCAGTGATTTCCAGTTCCTTCATTAGTGTGTCTGCGCCCAAGTCTTTCCTATCTTGTACTCGCTTCCTAGTGGGCATAGTACTTTTAAATCCTTTTCTGTTTGTTTCATTGCTTTCTTTGTAAGTTCTCCAAACAATTCAGCATGTGGATTGTAGACCTCATGTTGGTACTCATCATGTATTGAGGCAACAAGAGATGCTTTCACCTTCCTTTCCTTGTATAGTTTATTAATATTAATTAACCACTGCTTACAGATAACTGCACCTGCCCCTTGAATAAGGAGGTTAACAGCAGCGTGCCTGTTCCTTATCATCAGATGCCTTCCATCTAAGCCAACGAGGTAGCCTCTCTGACTAGCCCTATCAACTCTCTCCCTGAATATCTTTAGGGATGGTGTGTTAGAAAGAAAGGAATCAATTAACTCCTGTCCCTTCCTTGCATCACCCCCTACTACCTGACCTATCTTAGCTGCACCAGCACCGTAGATGAATGCGTAGATGAATGTCTTAGCTTGGTCGCGTGTGTCTAATCCAGCAGCCTTTTGGTTTGCTGTATGTATGTCACCATCTACTACCTCATCAGTAAACTTCTTGTCACTTAGGTAATGTGCTAATGCTCTTAGTTCAAGAGAA